AGTTAATGCTTCTCCTGCCTGTTTCATTGCACGGTCACCAACTTAAAGGATTTTGATTTATAAACGTCTTTATACTCGAGCTCTGCCGTGAAGTCACCACTAAGCAGCACCTTCCAGTAATACGTGTAATCTGCCGTAATGACAGCGTCAGGCGATACGGTATCGCTCGTCCGAATCGTACCGCCGTCCGTCGTTACATGCTCGATAAGTGTGCCGTCAGCATAGAGCTTTACGTTTTCAACGTATGCGACCGGCTCTGTATAATCGCCGAACCTCCGCACTGCTTGCCATTCGCCTTGACTACCCTTGCCTAGGACAATACCTTTTTCTTCGTTATCTTCAGGGTCGAGCCACAAGAAAGGCTCTGTGCCGCCTTGAATTTGTGACACAAAGCCCATCATTTTCTTATACTCTTCAGGTTTTAGGTAGGCAAACTCCGTCGTAATCGTATACTGCGGATACCGCCACGTTGTCATGGTTCGTACTCTTCCGGATCCGCTACGTTTGGACTTCGTATCCCAGTGCTGCATTTTAGACGACTTCCACGCAAGCGACTTAATACGAGGGAATTTCTTTAGTTTTTCCATGTTCTACCACACTCCTGATGTGCCGATAAACTCACGGTCTTGGTTAACGGTGAACTGACGCAATACTCGGCCGCCTTTCGATTCGAGCCAATTGCCGAAGGACTCGGCGTCAAGTGCTGATACGTTCAGCGTTATACCACCGGCTGCACCGCCGTTTGCCCTGGCAATACCGGCACCCATTTCATCATATGTCTGCGTCGATAAGGGTATGACTGCTTCGGGATACTTTCCTTCACCGATTTCTGCGTATGTACGTCCTACTGCTACGCCGCCGCTTGCCAAGTGCATGTTCGGAGCGCTTCCCATAAGCGTATTTTTAGCCTGCATGGCAAGTCCTGCGGCCGCACCGATTGCCGATTGTGCCGTCCATGCCGCCATGCCCGTTGTTGCCGAAACACCACCGGTTGCCATTGCAACCTGCTGTGCAAGTGTCGTCCAAGGCGGTATTTGAGCGTTGGCTGCTGCGACGCTTGCAGCCGTTTCTTGCTGTTGAAGTGTCTTTCCGAGAATGGCCTGCTTAAGCCTTGCCGCCGCCCAATTTGCAACATAATCGGCCAGGGATTTGATAAGGGCCTTGCCAATATTCTCAAACGCTTTACCTAGGCTTGTCGTTCCTTGAAGAAGTCCGGATAACCCCTCTTGAAGTGCGTCAATCCCGGACATCATGGCCCCCATCCACATTTCTTGTGTGTTGAAGTACGAATCCATCACAGCCTGCTGATATTCGTCCAACATCTCTTTGCGGAGATTATAATTGTCTTGAGTCATGACGTATTCGTCAGTCAAGGCTTGCTGTAGAGACGCAAAATTCTGTGTCCGCAAGGCTTCGTCAATAGCCCACTTTTCTTCAGACATTTGGCGATACAGGTCATTACGCTTTAGCAGGTATTCCTGTTCCTGTGCCAGGAGTTCTTTATTCTTCTCCGCTTCAAACGTGATTTCGTTCTTCCCAACGATTTCGTACGCAATACCGTTAGCATCAAGAGCCGCTTTATATTCGGCCTGTTGTTGCTTAGTCATCTTAATGTATTCGTCGGAGAACCCTTGCCACTTGTCCGTAATGCTGTTTATCGCTTCTTCATGGTCTTTTTCAAGCTGTGTAAGCGGTGAAGCACTGCCGGTCGAATCCTTCGTACTAATGGAGAAGTTAAAATCCTTAGCCATATCTCGGACCTTATTCCACACTTCACGAATTGCCTGTTGCTCTTCGTGTTCGGCCTGGATACGTTTTTCAGCGTAAATAGCTTGGAGGTTCGTCAGGTCTTCCTGGTAGTGTTCGTTGGCGTCTTTGGACTTGTTGAGTTCTTCCAGTTCCTTTTTGTACTGAAGCTCAACCAATTCGCTCTGCTTGCCGAACATCTCAAGGTAGTTCTGTTGAATTTGCTCATGGATCCGTTTGGCTTCTTCGGCTAATTGGTTGCCGGCACTCCCTGCCCCGCCACCACCGCCTGAGCCACCTGACCCACCGCCGCCACCGGCTCCTCCGGCATCGTAACCTCCGCCACCGCCGTCATAGCCGCCACCGTCAATTTCACCGCCACCACCGCCAGACAGTGCGTTAAACACATCTCCGGCTGCGGATTTAATAGTATCGCCAAAAGCCTGCGCTTCTTCAGGACTAATGCCTTCAATATTATTAATAGCCGAGAAATCAAAGTCGAACACCGATGCAAGCTTGGCCCCAACGCCATTTACGGCGTTAATCAGCTTGTTGATGAGAGCGATAATCTGATTAATCGCCCATGCCACGGTATGAACGAGCGTTTCCCATACTGCCGATGCGGTTTCTCCGAATCCCTGAGTCGCTGCGGCACATGTGCCGAGAACTCCGGCCAAAACGGACAATATCGTAATAACAATACCGACGGGATTGGCCCTCATGATTGCGTTCATAACCTTAGTGGCTGCACCCAAGGCCATTGTTCCGACTTTCGCCAGGTTAAGCGTACCGGATAAGGCCATCATGACGCCTCTTACTCCGGCTGTTGCAATAGCACTGGCTATCATGGCCGCTTTAAGCTGAATAGACGCAAGCGTAACGCCTATAGTCGCAATCCTGGACGCTACCATTTGGCCCTTATATAAGGCTTGTGCGGTAGCCGCCGCCTTAGTCGCTACGGATACGGCTAATATGGCCGTTTTCCAAGTCGTGAACGCTACCGCAACCCCGGCAATTATAGGCTTAATCTGGTTGCCCATTCCGATAATAACGGAAAATGCTGACTTAATAACCGAAGCCACGGTCCTCACAATTACGCTTAACGCCGAGAAAGCCGCTTTTATGGCCGCAATGGCAACTTGTGCTGCCGCCGACATCACCTTAAAGGACATTCCGATACCCTCGACAATAGCCTGGAAATCGCTCGAAGCGGTTATAGAGCTAAGTTGTTCAAGGACAGGCTGAAAAGCCTGTAAGGCCTGATTAGAGAGTTGCTGTCCGATTTCGGCGAACGTCATGGGGATTTCTGCGAACTTGGCGTTCGTTTCTTCGGCACTGTTGAATAAGGCTTCTTTAATGACATCAGCCGTAATAAGCCCTTGCGATGACATCTCTTTTAATTGTCCGACAGTCATCCCCATTTGCTGAGCAATCGCCTGTGCAAGCATGGGAGCATTTTCCATGATTGAGTGGAATTCATCGCCCTGAAGCTTCCCTGCGGCCATCGCCTGAGTTAACTGGTACATGGCTGCCGTCGATTCCTGAACACTGGCCCCTGAGATTTTAAATTGCTTATTTAGCTGTTCAACAAAAGCTATCGCTTCATCATTCGAACTGAAAGCGTCCTTAGCAAGCATGTTAAGCTTCGCCACACTGTCAGCCATTTCGACGTAACCACCACGAGACCGCTGTGCTGCCGCATAGACTTTGTCCATGATTTCGGTCGTCGTCTGCGTGCCGTCGTTAATAAGATTGATACGGGACTTAAGCTGTGCCATTTGGTCAGCCGTATCGGATACCTTACCGGCAAGCTGAGCTACTTCTTGGGCAACCAAAGCTACGCCTGCCGCAGCCGCTGCCATGGGCATCTTCTCTAGTGCCTTCTTGGCAATGCCGCCCATTTTTTCGCCCAGGGCATTTTCAAGCTTACTACCGACTCGGTCAATCGCCGCCTCGGCACTGGAGCTATCGCCTTTTATTTTGACGTGAATATTTGCGTCTGCCATTACAACTCACCCCCTTCTTCAAGCCATTCTCTCATAAATTCCATTTCCTCTTTCTTACGATCCAGTCGTGTCGGAGGATGTAAATCCTTCATGATATCCTTCACTTTAATTTGGTTCTTCTTATCGAGCTGAACGTTAACAATAAGTGACGTCATATACGCCGTTCTGGCGTCTTCGATACGAGTCCGAAGGTCATACCCTTGAACCATCTTCTCGAACTCCATAGGCGTAAGCTCATAGAATTCTGACGGCTTTAAAGCCAAGATACTATAAGCCACTTTTTCGGCTTTTCCGCACAAAAAAAAAAAAGGAGGGGGGGGCATAACCCCCCCCGTTTAGTTTTTTACTGCTTCGTCTTCTTCGGCTTCGATTTCGGCATCATCTTCGGGTGTTTTTTCTTCAGGGAATGCCATGAAGTATGCTTTTTTACCGAGAATGCCACTACCTGTAATGGCCTTAACAATCGGCATCATGATGTCGTTTAATTCAACCTCACCGCTATCGAACAGCTCCTGCAAGCGATCAGAATAAAACTGAACGCTGCGACGGCCATACTGACGAAGACCGATTTCATATGCGGTTATGATGTCCGATAAGGACAATTGCTGAATCGCATTATAAATCGGCTTGCCGACCGCCGATTCAAATTCAGCCAAGCGTTGGATATTAAAGTATAAGCGTTCACCCTTGCCGAAGAAGTCGCATTTAATTTGTTTCATGGTTTATATATTCCCCTCTCTAGGATTTCTTCAATTCAGATAACGGACCGATGCCTGCCAAGGTGCCCTTATAAGACGCCACATCGTCATGCGGAGCTTCAATGGAAAGTTCCGTAATAGACGCCCAACCGGTTACATAGGACTTGTCAGGGTACTCGAATTTAAGGTGTACAGGTTGGTCTTTAAGGAAGGCATCGTTCAACGCTTCCAATCCGTCATCGTTGGCCATGAGTAATGTATCTAATTCAATGCTCCATTCCTTAAGACCGGGCAAGGTAGACTTCCAACCGCCAGAGTCTTTGTGCGATGCGTCGATAGAGTCGGCTTTACGGCTAATAGATCCGCCCTTCTGACCGCCGATTTTAGTCCATACCGCACCCGTCGTTTCATCGGTCCCTGTATTTAAATAAATAAAATAATTTTTACCCACCGTCGCTAAAGAATTAGCTGCAGACGGTGCCAGTGCTTTTTTCGGTGTTGATGCCGGCATTAGTATATTCCTCCTTCACGAGTCAAATCAAAAAGGCGACACTCAATCGTATACTGCGAACCGAGTAACGGTCGCAATGCGTCGAGGTCGCCCGTTTTTTGTTTAACTTTTAAATCTAAAATCTGATAGTTACTGCCATTAAGTACGCATATATCCTCATTTAGTGAACCGACGGCTTGCCGCATTTGCTTTAAAGCTGTGTCGATTTGCCCCTCAAGCTCACTAATTCGAGCGTATCCAACGGATAAATCCGGGTCGTCATTTCGTACCCAGGCTTCAAGATAAATCGTAACGAGAAGCTCATTTTCGATACTTTCATCATTTGCTGTTTCGGATCCTCGAACAAGCATGATTTTGCCGATTTCGTCAACGTCAGCATGCTGCGGTATAACCGCACCAAGCTGTACAGGTGCAGATACTTTACACTCCACAAGAACATCCTGAATCCGCTTTAAAAGCTCAAACCACATTATCATATCAGCTACCCCCTGAAGATTTCGCACGACCGATAACCGGAATACTGCGTCGGGTCACCCGTAAGGTCTTCGGGTGTAATCGAGCCTTCAAGCTCCTTTATTCGTCCCTGGATATATGCAAGTTTTTTTCCGTAAAAGTCGTCCGTTTCGCCGCCACGTCCATAAGCCCCGGGCAAGCTGTACGCCTTTCGCACACAAGTCTCACGATACGTATACAGCGTTACAAGCTCGTCCGCCACAAAGCTACGGATAACCTTCGCCTGCTCAACTCCAAGACGCTGTGCGAACAAATACAGCCACTTTTCGGCAATGGCGAGGTCATCACGACTGACATTCTTTCCGAGAAGTTCGTCAGAAAATGTCATTTCGGCCAAGTCATATAACATGTGCATTCACTCCCTTTAAAATTTGAATTCAATCTCACATGCTTGGCCATTACTATACTTTTGTTCAATGGCATCACATATGTCTTTGGTAGCAAGCTTGGTGTACTGACCGAATAGCTTAATAATGTCCGGTCTTTTCGTATCTAGCGCTCTGTACAGGAACGGATCCATACGATTACCGGGATGAAGAACGTTTTTTGCGAACAAAAACGAGTTGCCGCCAGCCGGGACCCATCGTAAGGCCTTACGATTCTTAGGCCGTATCATGTGCGGCCGTGTACCTTCGTGAACGAACGGCCCATAATCGGCCAAGCCCTCATCAAGATATACAACGGCACTCTTATCCGTTAGCATTCGCATGTCAATAGACCGAGTCAAATCGCCCGTTCGTGACGTGTAATTGTGATGTGTTTGTGCTTCATCCTGGACTTCAATGGCCGAGGCCTTTACGGCCTGTCGTATTCTCTTATCGAACACATCCCGACTGACGCCCATACTACTCGCCTGCCTGTTCCGTTTCTTCTGTCGGCTGTTCTACGGCTTCAGCCTTCTTTGCCTTTACCTTTTTCGGCTTTTCTTCGACCGGCTCCGTTTCTTCTGTCGGCTGTTCATCTGCCACAAATCCTTCAGCCATTAATTGCTGAAGACGGTATTCAGAATCAGCGTACTGAACTTCGTTAAGCCGAGTTACTCGAGTGTTCATACGGTACCTCCTTATGCTCCGGTATTAACGAATACACCCTTAAGCTTGTTGCTCGGAATCCACAGGTCATGGAATTTTCTATAATCAAGCTTCCAAGCGTCTGCCTTTTGGTTTTCGTCCGGAGTGAAGATGCGGACCTTGTCCGTTTTAGATACGGCAATCGGCGCACGCTGTGCGATTACGATCCAGTTAATATCCTTCGCTTGAGTATCAGCCTTAAAGCCGCCTGCTTCCTGCCCACTTGTCGTGCCGTTGTTGAATACGTACTGCGTCTTCATGCGAGCAGACGGTACGCCAATAATAGGAATTTCATTGTACGTCCGTACTTTTGTCGTTACCGTACCGGCTGTAAAGTCACCCGTATCGATAAACTTTTGAATGCCTTTCGCATTGTTAAGAATCGTGCGTACCTTGCGATTCATGACAATAACAAGCGATTCGTCATCGCCTACAATATCCTGTACTGCCGTAATATCATCGTCGAGCTGTGCCAGGATATTATCGGCCGTCGGTGTAAACGTTGCCTTTTCTTGGCTTGCACCCTTAGCCAACGCCGCAATACGGCTATAACGATATGCGTCTACTTCGGGAACGACCTGTAAACGTTGGAACTCGCCCATAACATTACCGGAAGACGCCACAAAGTTCGTTTCGTCAACACTCATTGCGTCGAGCGAAAAGCTTCTGCCACGGTCCTGTGTAAGCTTATAGGTACCGAATTTCAGCGTAACTGCCCCTTGTACGAAGCCGCTGTCACGGTCGTATGTCGCAAGTCCTGCCGTCGAGATTTCGGGCATTTTTACTTCGTCGCCACCGTTATAAATTACCTGTGTTGCATTGGCTTCCATCCAAGCCGATGTTGCTGTTGCGAGCATTTGTGCGTCAAGCCCGTCTTGGAAAATTTTTGCACATTCTAACGTATTAATCGCCATTATTTAGTCTCCTTTCGTTGCCTGAGATATCCCCAGTGCCGCTTCAAACTGTGCTTTTACATCGTTGCCGGCATTCTGCCCGGAACTTCCTTGTCCGCTGCCACCGTTTTGGTTATCCTTTACCGCCCAAGGCTTCCCTTTAAGCCATGTGGTAGCTGCGTCTTCAATCGTCCCGACAGTGCCGTCTTCTTTTTTGAATCCGTACTTGCCATCATCACCGACTTCAATGCCGCCAACAATAAGCTTGGCGAACTCTTTCGGATCCATTGCGTTATGTTTCGTTAACGCATCGACCGTCTGTGCCATGATGTCCGTTTGGATTCGTTTTTGTTCGGCTTCTTGCCTTGCAGCCTTTTCGGTCTCGAATGATTTGGAAAGGTCATCGAATTTCTTCAGAAGAGTCTTATATTCTGCCGTTTGCTCTCCTGCTCCCGGCTTTTGAAGTTCAGCAATTTGATTGGCCAATGTTTCCTTTGCTTCGGTTAACGTCTTAACCAAAGCTTCAGCCTTTTCTTTGGCTTCTCGCTGCTCTTTCGACTCGCCATTCAATTTTCCGACTTCCGCTTTAATGGTCTCCACCATTGCCGCACCGCCATCGAGCTTTTCCAGTGCTGCATACAATTCTGCCATTGTCATGGTTCTCATTCTCCTTTTCGAACACATTAAATATATGTGATGCGGTCTCCTCCGCTTTTCACCAATAAAAAATGCCCTACGCACCACTGCGCAAGGCATGAAAAAAGACCCTCGGCATTACCCGTTGGGTCTAAATTTCTTTGATTGATTGGATTTCGTTTACAAACAGCTCAACCGAGTACCCCTTTTGCTGTAACGATATGGATGCCGGATCCGGCTCATTATCCGCACTAGACGCACAGGCTACGAGTCTACCCGTAAATAGGCTACCGTCAACATCGGTAACTTCAAAAGTATGAGACTTGGCATTTTCAACAAACCCAAATACTGCGTCTTCAGTCATTTTACCGCTCCTTTCTAGGCACTATGTGAATTCCTTTATTTGAAATATGTACGGTTGCAAGATTAGTCCTGGTCAGCTCTCCCGTTTCTTTATTCACAGTATAGCCAATATGCGGTGATATATCAATAAGCACTTTGTGACTCCAATTTCCGTTTTTTGTCATTTGTATTCCCCCAACATCAATGGCATCCTTTATGGCTTTGATTACATCTTTATTAGGAATTTCATACTCATAATAGCTTTTATTATCTTCGGACTTGTATAGTTTATGCCCTTCTGTGTGCATTCCTTGCCGTGGAACGTATTCACTTATGAAGAAAGGTGAATTAATATAATCCTTAACTCGTTTTATAACATCATCAACCGCTTCTCCATCAAGTCGTTTGCCTAATTTCTCTACGTTTACTTTGCCATTCTTGACATATGCTTTCAAACTTTCAGGGACAGGAACTCGTGCGTTAAATCCATCATGGCTTATTCCTCTTGCTTTTTCAGACCACGACAAGAAACCTTTATTTACCAAATTTCTGCCATGGACACCAAGTAGCCGCTCTTGCTCACGCTTCGGAAGTGTTTTGATATAAGCCTTTCCACCTTTATCAACATTATCCTTTTGCTTACTCATATCAATCATGCCGTCAACAATCGGCTTGATTCTACATAAGCAGTGAGGATGTGCGGGGAGCTTCGGGAATTTATCCTTCGGGAATATACCCTTGCCAAGTCCGTACAGGTCAGCATGTGCGTATACGTCACAAATATCGCACTTCGGATGTCTATCGGATAGTTTCCACTGAAACGCCACAATATCCGGGTCATCAAGGTACTTAGCCATGACTCCATCAGCATAGGCTCTCGCTCGTTCCGTACGTGCAATCCGTTCTGCGGTATACCTGGTCTTTTCTTGTACTGCGGTATCAATAGCCTTGCTTACATTTTGCTTTGCCCCGTTTTCAATGGCATCCATGACTTCACTATACGCCGCTCTTAGCCCAGGCGTTGTGCCTTGCTCAATAAGCTTTCGTGCGTGACGTATGGCTGCCTTCCACTCAGCAACCGCTTCTTCGTCGAGCCAGTCGGGAACAGGTAAGTCCTTCACCTCTTGAATAAATTCGGGTATATCTTGCTCAGGGATAATGCCGCCTTTACCGTACCCGTCGAATAGCTTCTTGGCCGTCTTGGCTGCCGACTCACCTTCCTTAATAGCCTTGCCGATAACCTCGGCCGATTCGGCCTGGACCTTCTTACTGTTCTTATACATGCGGTCAGAAAGATTTACGCCGTCATCGGTCCATGATTTATTCATAGCCGCTGATATGGCTTCATGCTCAAACTTGGCCGCCGCTTGTTTCTTCCCATACCCTTCAGCAAAATCGCCAACAAGGTCGTCAAGCAAGTCCTTATATAGGTGACGCATAACCGGATATCGACGATATGCCACTTTCACAGCGGCATGCACTGCCATTCCCGACAAGAGCAATGCTCGTAACGTTCGCTCGAAACCGTCTAAATTATTCTCCAGGTTGTTCTGCGTTCTGTCTTTCGGCATTTACATCACCCTTGTCATTCATCGGCTCAAATTGTTGCTTCATTAAATCCCTATCTCGTTCAGCCTCATCGAAGCCTTCTTCTATCTCGCTTACGATGTCATCATACGTGTCAGGCTCAATATTCGGCATATACGCTTCCAAGACTTTCTTACTTACTTCAGCGGAGAACGTATCGGATCTAAACCCAAGGTCCAGTGCCTGTTGTGCCTGGGACAGCGATTCGGTAACGTCGTTAATCTGAAAATCTCGAGGATATTCAACTTCATAGTTAACGGTTTCCTTCGCCCACAATTCGTACAGCCCAATAATATCCTTTTCAGCCTCTTCACACTGAACGGAGAAGTCCGCCAGGCGTTGGTTGGTTCGTTCAAAATCCCACTGCTTAGCCACACCACTCTTTGACTGTTCTACACCGACTACTGAATCAATGCCGCTCATGCGATACATTTCCTTAATGAGTCGGTCAATTTGTGCCATCAGCACTTCGGCCGGTCCCTTATCCGGTGCAATGAATGCCGGTGCGTGAGACGACTCTTGCGGATACAGCAGCATGTTATTTGTCCCGAGCGTTACGTCGGGAGTGCTGCCGTCTGCAGGCATCGTCAATACGGAGAACGTCTGATTGTTCAATATTTGCGTCAAAAGGCTGCACAGATGATACACATGGTAGTTTGTCTGTGCAATACTCAAAAACTCGGCAGGCGGTAAAATGTCCGTCTTTTTGGAGCTTCTACCGAACCACTGAACAACAGGAATGCGGCCAATGTTATGTGTGCCGTCCTTAATTTGGTTTCCGTTTTCGTCTAAAACCTGCCAATTCGTCGGAGTCCATATGTAATATCGTGTTTGTTTCTTTCGGTCAGCGTCGTAAATAACGTCCTTGTATGCAAACTTGATTAATATTCCCTTCTCATCAAACTGCCAGTCCGTAATGTGATGCGGCTCAACAGCAGTCAAATACGGTAAAGCTCGATTCTTGACGTTATCAGCCACCGATTCGCCGAACTCCACAACGTTGTTCACGATGATATACATAACGCCGTACAGCTTGGCTAAGGTTGCTTGCTGACGTATATATTCCTGTAAGCTCGTGCCTTTGCGGTCTACGTCTTCCAAGAACACCTTGAATTTCTCCGTGTCTTTGTATTCACGTTTAATGGTGTCTCTAAATATCGGATCTACCGACGCATTGACGATAGGCCCTGTGTAGTTCAGGTAATACGCAAGCTTCTTACGGAAGGCGTAATTCGGTGTGCTTTCCCTCGGATGACGAACCAGGCCACGGCCAACAGAAAACAGGCCTGTACCGTAATATGCGTCTTTTAACAGTTTATAGCCATATAACTTTTCAGAGTCCATTTGTCTACTCCTTAATAAATATTGACATGTGCCGCCTTAATCTGCGGTGCGTTTATCTTCTCGGCAATACCTGTCGTTGCGTCCGGTGCGTCATCGTGTGCGTTCTTCCCTTCTCGCTGATAACGAGTCATTGCCCTGTGATATTCAGGCCATCGGTCCTTCCAGTTGGTTGGAAAATAGATATGTTCCATGACCCACGTTGAATTGGAAAGAATACGAGCCGCCTTGTTCTTTGTCTGCGCAAACGTATTGATGACCGTCTTATTCGACTTATACGTGTCTTGTAATATCCGTCGTACTTGCCGTGCAAAGCCTCGGCCACCGTTGTTTGATTCAAAGTCGGCTACGTTCACGCCGTTCTTATATAACATAGCGGCCGTTGCCGGCTCCGTCTCTTCCATAGCGTCTTTCGTATACAGAAGGTCAAGCACATAGGCTTCGCCGTTATACACGCCGTACACAATTGAGCAAAGGTAATCGGCGCCTGTATCAGCCGTATCCGTGTAATTCCGAATGGCCGTAAACAACGGATTGCCGTTTGCGTCCGTCGGGATGCGTTCATACGTTTTAAAGCTCGAATATAACTGCCCTTTAAGGTCTATCGGCTCTTGTTGATAGTTAGCCGATGCAATATCGGCACCCATGGCCCGTACTTTCTCTTCATAACTGCGTCGGGATAATATCTCATCGCAGAGCATGGTGCCGTCCGGCTGCAACGCTTTCATCGTAATCACCTTGGCCGCCTCGCCGAAATGCTCTATAGCTCGCCCGGCCAAATCATCGCTCGCCCAACGGGTCATGATGATGAGTATCTTACCGCCCTCTTCAAGACGGCTTAGCATTGTGTTTGTAAACCACAACCAGGACTTTTCTTTCGCTGTTTCGTTATAGGCTTCTTCGGCGTTTTTAATGATGTCGTCGATAATAAGCAGTGAACAGCCAAAGCCTGTCGCAGTACCTGACGGAGACGTGGCCAAGTATGAATTGTAGCCACCGTCAAGCGACCACATATCCATGGCTGCGTCACCACGTTTAATACGGACGTTCGGGAATATATCGGAGTAAACCGTGATATTCTCATCAGCCTTAACCTCTTGGATCGCGTTACGCACATTCTTAGCAAAGGTTGCTGAGAGAATATTGTTATACGACCCTGTCATTATCTTTTCGGCAGGGTTACGGCCTAATACCCACTCGACAAACAAACTCGCCGTGCGGCTCTTTCCATGCCGTGGCGGCTCGTTAATAATAAGCACTTTGGCCTTCTCATCTTCATAAAATGATTGCAATTCTTCACACAGCTCAACAAGATACCGTCGTTCAGGTTTATAAAAGTCTGAAGCCATTAAATTGCAAAAATAAAAGAACTCACGTCTAGCGAGTTCTCGTTTTGCTTGCCGTTTAATGCGTTCATCAATCATCGCCTATCAGCTTCTTTATGTCTTCTGACTTAACGCCGTCAAAGGGATTATTCTCAATCTTTGCTTGCATATCGACGTTCTTAACGTCTCTCCATAAGTCAGGACGTCTGTTTTTTAACCAGAAGATTTGCGCCGTTACATCAGGCCGCTCACGCTTAGTTACAACCTTCGTCACAGCAAGGCCTAGCGGTTCGCCGTTAGGGGCATACGTCATTTCTTTCGTAACCTCGTTATACTCATACCCCATGGCTCGTTTAAGTAACGCATTTTCAACCTCAATATCAACGACTTCCTTACCTCTTTTTAAGGCGTCAGAAAAGTCAGGGTATTTCTTCTTCCAGGAATATAAAGTATCTCGGCTAATACCGATGTGAGACGCTATTTCAGCGTCAGTTGCCCCGTCACGAGTCCAAGCCTGTAACCGCAAAAGATTATCAGGCTGAAGCCACTGTACATATTTACCTTTTGCCATTACAGACTCACCTCCTTTGCGTGCCGTATTTGGAACGATTCATAACGTGTTTGGCTGCAACGAAACATTTACACGTGCCGGTCCCGCCGATATGTATTTTGTTAGCAGAGCAAAATCCTTTAGAGTTGTTCAGGCAGGAACGACGGCAGCACTGAATTTCCGTTTTACACGTCATAAAGCCTCCAAACACAGGCACACGGCAAAGGCGACGCCCTTAATGGACGCCGCCTCGGCTGTAAATAAAACTACTTAGAATGATTGTGTGTACGGTATTTTCCGTACTTTTTACTTCTACATCATATCATGTCAAGATACTGACATTTAATGCCATCTTCTGAGAAAACTCCTCTAGTGCCGCACGATGAATCCGAAAGGTATGTCGCCAAGTGATATTCAGTTCAACAGCAATTTGTTCCCACCGTTTGTTTTGAATATACCGCTTAGTTAACACTTCTTGCTGAGTGGCACTTTCAAGCTTTGATATAAGGGTCTTCGCTTGTTCACGCATTTCTATCAGCTCATCCCACTCACGATTAGTATCCCGAATAAGTTCGTCCAGGCGGGCAATCTTGTCGGACACGTCAATGGGGCTACCGCCGGTGATTTTATCTTTAGCGTAATCCAAGGCTTGAAGGCTACATATGTCATGCTGAAGCTGGGCGATCCGTTCTTCTTTCATTCGTAGCCTAACCTCTAGACTGCGAACGTATTCAAGATATTCCTTTGCCGTCATGCCATGCCTCCTACTCTTCGAGATAACTATACGCTCTATCGAGGTCTCGGAAGGCCGCATCAATTGCACTAAGCGCTCTGTCTTTGCAGTCCATATCCATTTCGTTATCTCTATAAACGGCCTCACGAACCCGTGCTAAATCCGCAGATATATTAGCCAGTAACACGGCAGCATCTTCGGGGTCAACTTGTCCGTTAATGGGGTTTCTTGCGATATTAGTCATTATGATTCTCCTTTCAGTGTCGTTTGTTGTAATTCTTTTTGCGGTAAGATATTGCCGCAATCAACTAAGGCTTTCATTTTCTTTAACAATTTAACCAGGGATTCTCCGTAATCAGCCAGCGGCTCCTTGATTTTGTTATATTCTTCCTGACATTTAAATCCGTCCTTACCAATAACAGGTCGAATAACATACCCGAAACGGTCATCGGGGATAAGCACACAGCCACGCCCTCGAAGAAAGCAAAGGACATCGGCAAGTTCAGAGTTAATGAAGGCGGCATGTAGGAATAGCCATACCCATAGATTGCTGTCTTCGGGGTGCTTCTTTTCGTAATCGTCATGGTATTCTTCAATCGGCCAGTTTTTCGGATTACGAGCGTCCTCTACTTTGCGGACAAGGCGTTCGACGAGGTTTTTAATTTCAGGATCCCGCCGAAGTAAATCAAATTGGGGGTGTTCCATTTCATTTAGAATCTCTTTAAAGGCACTTCTGGCTCGTTTTACGACTTCTTGATTAGCCATTGGTAAGTTCCTCTATCTCGATATAAAGTCCGGGCTTATCGAGGTAAAATTTTTGAATTTCTTCACAAGCGACGAGGGCATCGTCTGTCCAAAAGTCCAAATCCGTCATCACGTCTTTTAAGAGCTTCACCAAATTGTCCGTATCAGGCTTCGTTGTTTTCCAACTCTTTACAGGGTGAGCGGTAGTCGCTAAATATATCCACGTCGTCGAAAGCCTTACAGGACCCGTAAACGGAGCTTTAGGAGCGTAAGGGGCAAGGGCTGCTATAAACTTCTGGCGGGCGTCTTTTACGTTCTGAGGCTCATACACGACAGGCTTACCGTTTACTACCATAATTTTCTTTTCCTGGTGAGTCGCCGAAGGGATTACCATCGGCAAGAAAAACTTCAATTTCATTGCATACTCCTTTCTTACTTCAACACCGAGGGCGCTTATTGTCCTGTCA